CCTAAAGTCCTTTTGAAACCGTTCACCTTCAGCACCAACAGCAGTAGCAGCGTTCTGAAAATCTGTTTCCATATTGGCTAAAATTTCATCTAACATAGTTTTTTGACTAGCCTTTAAACCACCATACAGTTCGTTAATACGCTTTTCGTTTTCTTTACTTCTTGTCCCCGCAGTTGTTTCCAAATAGGTTGCAGCCTGCTCACCAGCCTGACGCTTCCGTGCCTCTTCACGAAGCCTATCTTCCTCTTTCTTTAAATCATCTTTAATCTTATCCGCACGAGCCTGCTGCGCTGCTGCTTGTTGCATTGCTTTTGTTTCTTTAGCCAACGCCAATGCGTTGTCGGAATCAATTTTGTCTTGAATTTGTTTGTTCTGAGAAAGAGCCAAAGTAATACGATTGTTGTAACCAGAAAAATCAAAAGGATTATCTGCTTTATCCTCTGGTGTTTGGTTAGCATTTTGCCAAGCGGCATACGCCTTGTTGTACTCGTTATACAAGGCACCAACATCAATTAACCCACCAGCACCAGCACCAGTTTGTGGTTGCTGCCTCCACTGAAATTTGCCGTTAGAATTTAATACATAAGACATAAGTTACTCCTAATACGAACCATATTGTTTTAAAGCGCTTGCGGTGTTATAGATATTTTGTGATTTTAACAAATCAAGATTTTTTAAATACGCATCAAGTTCAGCATTTTGGTCTGCTTCATTTCTGATATATGTATTCATTTCATTTTGCAAATTTTCGGTTGCCCCACCCAAAGTTTCCTGCATATTCGCCGCATACCTAGACAAACCAGCACGCTGAATACCAGATTGAACATTAGGACCAGCAACACCACGCGCACCAAACTTCTCCATTTCAGGTCTAAAACCTTCTATAAATTGTCTACGCAATTTAGAAATGTCACGCTCACCACGCTTCTGCCCAAGCGTAGCCGACAATGTGTTTGCTATTGATTGTTGGCTGCGCCTCCGCCTTGCGGTAGCGGCAGCCATACCGTAATCACCGTAATTAGCGTCTGCTAAACTCATATTAGTATGCCGTCACTTCTTTAATTTTCTTTAATTCAGATATTTCTTTATTAAGTTTTTCTATTTCTTTTTGCAAAGAAACAAAAATAGTTTGCAAAGCATCCTTATCAGAACCAGCCAGCAAGGACAAGTTGGGTATGGTCCACATTATCCAAACACCTGACTGCTCAAAATTGACTGGTCGCTTGTCGCACCTGTAGCAATAGCGGTGTTGACAATACTGTCAACAGCAGCAGTAGCCAAAGAAGCATATGTTATAGCCCCAGCGTCAATGTTTGTCCCCGCTGCCAATGCTTGAACAAATGTTTTAACATCGGCAAAGTTGTCGTTAACTTGCGATGCGACAGCAGCGGTAGATGGAATAAATGTATGTGATATATTTAAAGTAGCCATAATTAACCTTTGGTGTTCCTAGCCTGATATTTGTAACCGATACTATTAAGTCCCCACTTTTGTCCAACTGGACCAGTAAATTCTATTTGAACAGTTCTTGCCAACCCAAGATTGTTTCCAGTTAAAACAATAGAACTAACCGCACCCGCAGCCCATTCCTCACCCCAGTTTCCGTTGTTCCAAACAAGATAATCAACATTGGGGGTTTGGGTAACATTAAAAGTTCTTCGGTGCTGACCCTCTCCTTCAGCAAAATCGTGATAAACTTTTACAGCGATACTGGTGGAAGATATAGTTTCTTTAACAACGAAATCAGGACGGCGCCACATCTTCTTTTGAACATAGTTACCACCATCCTGCCACTTAGTTTTATAATAACTCGCAAACGAAACATCAGTTGCTTCTGTCCTATCTGAATTTTCTTCATACAAATCAACAATAATAACTCTAGGCAAAGTAGGGTGCATCATAAGCCGATAATCGTTATCGGCGTTATCTGTCCACTCGCAACCAGAAACCAAACCCTTATCATCCTGATGTCTAAACAAAGTGTAAGAACCATTATTGATTGACGGGTCAAAAACAAAATTTGTTGTAGAATTAGATTCAGTACCAGAAGAAGTAGTTGAATACGGCAAAGACAACCAAATTCGTTGACCAACCCAAGACAAAGAAATAGATTCTATATTAGAATTATTAACATAATTCGCATCAAAAATTGGTTTAATGTTTTCAAACAAATACTCTAAAGAAGAACCGTTATAAAAATATATTCCCTGTTTACGAACATAAAAGAAAATACCTTTTTCCGTTACCGCAACATGCCTTTTGCTGTCAACGCCAAGGGTTGTTGATAATTCAACAACCTGAAAATTGGCTGTACTGTAACCAAACAAAACATAAATAGCGTTAGGTTTAAAAATAACTAAGTTACCAGAAACAACAGCCAAAGCAGTTATGCCCTCGCCACCACCCTGAATATCAATATAGTCATCTTCATCCCACGAAGCAGGACCATTCTCAATAGACCATCTCAACCTGTTGGGGTAAGAAACAGAATCCTCATTTGTTGAGGCAACAAACATTTTGTTTGCGTGAACAATAATGTGGTCAGATTTAGGTATATGTGTTTGGGTGGAAACATTGGTCTGCCAATGACCATGAGCATTAGCGGTTAAAGCGGTAGCATATGTGTCCGTAGTTTCCCACTTGTAACCAACACTTGAAGAACCGTTAACAATATATAATGTTTTACCCCATTGAGCCACATCCGCACCCTTGCCAGAAGAACAAGTAATATCGTTACCAGATGAATACTGTAAAGTGGAAAAAGAATCAGAAGTGCAACGATACAACTTTGTTGCTGTAGCCAACATCAAAGTTGGCGTGCCACCATAAAAAGGAACTAACCTTTTAGGTGCCCAAGTACCAGAAATAGCAGTACCATTCAAACTGCGTTGACCACCCCTAGAGAATACTCCACCACGAGGGTCAATTTCCACATTTAACATATCAGGAGATTCGTTATCTTTTAACTGAAATTGGTCCGCACGAAAGTTAAGTCCGCCAGTAAAATCTTTAATTTCACGAACCTTAACTTTAGCCATTACTGATTTTCTTTTAGATTCTGACCCAGACGAGTCATCCAACCATTAAAGGTTGGACGGCGCTTAGTTTGACCAGCAGACAACACCATATGCGCATGGCTGGAAGGCTTAGAAATGTTTTTAGTAGCAAGGACAACAGCCTCATCAAAAGACCTCTTATACTCCGCAGCCATAACAGTGTCCTCAAGACGCTGATAAATACGGCTACAAGCGTAATAAACTAAAGCAAAATGTAAGTTGGCACTAGCATCAACAGCATCACCCTCAGTAATCCAATCCTCAGGTTCACGATAACCACGAACCTTTAAAGTGCGAACATTATTGGGCTTAGGAAACAAATGAATTTTGCCTTCCCAAATGGCATAAAACAAAGGGTCACCAGAAGTATCATATGCGCCAACATAAGTTGTCTCAGCCATATCAAAAGGAACCATATCCAAACTTAAACCAATACCAGATTCATCTATGACGGAAACAATCTGGCTCATAGGGTCGGCAGTAAAAGCACTAATAGTGTACGCCCGTTGCTCGGCAACGGTATTAAAAGTAAAAGACTTTTCTAGGAAAACCCAACGCTTTTCCAAATCCAAAATACGGTAATAGCCATCACGCAAATAAAGATTTAGCAACGAATCTGGCAAATCTTCAGTATCCAAATCGGTAATATCACGGACAGTGCTACGCAATGCAGAAGCGGTCATAGTTTGATAAGCCATAACTACTCCTTATCTTTCATTGTTTCAGAAATTTGCTCAATGCTTTTAGCCTGCTTCAAATGCCCAGCACACAGTTCTTGTCCACGCACCTTATTGGCACCACAAGTATCATCATTACCTGAACACTTATCACCACGACCCACATAAGGCGCGCTGGCTGTAGCCAAGCGTGCATCATTAGTGGCGGCAAGACGAACATCAGAAACAGGTTTACCATAAAACGCATACGCTGGACGAGAATTTTGTGCCATAACTAATTACCTAATTTCCCTATAATATTTTTTAAAGACTTAATACCTTTGGAACCACCCTTAATTGTTGCTTTGGCAATTTTAGTGCCAAACAAATCAGCAACAGCAGAAGCCATGTCTCCCTTGGAAGCCTGACCAGTTAAAACATCTTCCCAGTCGTTAGCAAAAGATGCCAACAAATTGTTTTTCCTACCAGCACCATCATTACCCATACCATTACCACGAAAAGCGGAAGCAGGACCCAACGGCGAAAGCAAAAACTTTGGGTCAAACTTTATGTTAGGAGTAATAGCATCCTTAATAGTTCTAACAAGCCAAGGATTTAATGTTCCACCAACCATACCCAAAGCGTTCATGTTAGCACTCATTTCAGCAGCCATAGGATTCAAAAC